CAGTCGTAGAAGACTGTTATGATCCCCGCTCCCGTGAGGTCGGCCGCCGTCACTGCGACGCCGCCAAACGAAGTCAACGCGCGGGTCTGCCCATTGAGGGTGAAACGGACCGGGAGAGTCCCGGTTGTTCCCTCGGGAATTGCCTCAGCGATGCGGATCGTCAGGTAACCAACGCGGGGGATACTCCGGAAACCCAGAGTAAAATCCACCGCGTCAGTACCCACGGTCACACCGGTTGTGGTGAGATAGGGCACTCCACGTGTATTGGTCGTTGCGATGCAAACACAATCACACATGGTCTTGCCCTCCTAAAATATAAGTCCGTTATTGCCATAGCCCCATCCGGGTCCATAGTAAGCACCGTTACCATATCCGCCCTGATAAAAACCTCCGGCCACATACGGTGTGGCATTTACAGCAACGAGATTGGGGTACTGAACGCTGACAGTTGAAGGCTGTTTGCACTTGATGTCATCAACTTCACGAGCGAGAGCTGCCAATGCCGCGTTAACGGGAGCGACGGCCTGCTGTACAACGCCCGCAGTGAAGTTCTGAGACTCGAGCTTGGCGACCTGGGCAGTCAGAGAAGTAATCTCGCGGTCCTTACGGCTTGACTCAAGAGCGTCAATCTTGTTGTCAAGAGCCAAGTAATTCCTATTCATTGTGTCCGTCAGATTGTACGTCTGCTGGCACATTGCGAGCTGGTCTGCTGCGGCCTTTGCCTCGATAGCGGTACGCACTCCTGCGATGTCGCTCTGAAGGGCATTGGTCTGCTGACAGATGGCAAGCTGGTTGTCGCAGCAGCACTTCTGGAATGCACTCATGAGGCTAGCGTCGCCGGACTGGAGGGAGTTGATGATCTGAGGAACGGAGACGGCCTGCTGGAGGGCGAGAGTCTGGAGGGCATTCTGGACATTCATAACCCCAGCGTTGACAAGGTTGAAGTCCTGTCCGAGAGTGTTGGCCAGGTTGGAAATTGCCGTGCGGGACGCTTCGCCCTGAGACGTTACGGCATTCATGATAAGTTCACGACCGCTGTCGTTGTTGAGTTGGTTGGAAAGGAAGCCTGCGCCGGAGTTGCCGCCCCAGCCTCCGAAGCCGCCGCCCCAGTTGCCACCGCCCCAACCGAACATGGAAGCGATTATTGCCAGACCAAAGAGATCGGCGATGGAGTTGAAGGAGCCGAAGCCGTTGCCAAAGCCCCCAAATGCCGGATACGCGTAACCAGGATGCTGGCTGTTATCCGGGAGAATTATAGTTTTATCTTCTGCCATTTTGGTAAAGTTTTATGGTTAAACACTTCACAAAATTCGACAGAAAAACCCACTACTGTTTAGTAATGGGCAACATTTCCGTATTTATCTGAGTATCAGTGAGATTTTCGCCAAGATGACGGAATCTTTCGACAAAACTCCTTAAAATTATAGAGAGTTACGTTTCTCTTTGGCTTGGAAAACATCTTATTCTTAATAACGCTATGGACGGCATCTCTAGATTTGCCGTAATGAGCAGCAATCTCTTCTGCTGTGGCAGAGATATCCATGTTCTCTATGATAGCACGATAAACAGCATCTGTTTGTTCTATCGTGCATTCTTTCCGTTTAATTTTAGACTTGAATAAATCCAAGACCTCTATAATAAAGTCGTCCTCCATACTATTTTAAAAACACATGATAAGCCGCAATAAGCAGAAGCACAAACATCATAATAACCATTATTATATGCGCCAACTCTGCATGTACTGAAAATTGATAAATATATCTATCTATAAATAGATTAATCTGAGGAAAGAAGGGTAATATGCAAGCAGTCTTATGCCATCGGCACAATTTCAAGATTCTGGACTCCAAAAGATTGCCGATAATTACGACTGGAGATAAATACAATAGCGTATCTACCATAGTCATCACTGACTCCGATGCGAAAAGATACGTGATTAACGCACATATATACAGGAAGGCATACAAGAATGGCATTATCTGCACAGCCGTTGTAATACTTCTTAGTTTTGCTATAATGTATTTAATCGCGTCTTGGTTGTCCACCGCTCGTCGTATAAATCCTCGTGTGGAGTTGAGCCTTCGTCTGATAAACAGGTTTACCAGTAATACGAGGTTTCCCTCCTGTTTTAGTAACACGAAGATTTGCCGATGCAAGTTTTATGCCACTTTTGCCGGCTTTGACACTTATTTTTACACGAGCCTTCGACATAGATTAAAAAGCGGTTTACGGAATATCCAAATTCCGAATAGAACAACAAATAAAAGAAGCCACCAGAATGTCCTCAAACGGAAATTCTGCCACCAGGTCAATTCCTTTGGAACCTTGACGTATCGTGTCAGAATTTCGGAATGATTGCTCGTGGCGGAGGATACAATAATACGCTCCGGATATGTCAAGTGGAACGGTAATGGATTCCTCTTGTTCGCTATCGTATGGTGCAGTCCGGTACTGTCCACCCAGGCATCGGACTCAGCGACGGAAGTCTCCAGATGGGACCTGTCGCCTAATGCCAGATGATTGGTCGAGGATTCCACGGGAAGCGTTATATAGACAAGACTATCACGATAGACTGTCGAATCCCGGTATTCCGTCTTATACTCTGTACGGACATGCTCCACAATTCGGGGGGAACACGACACCATAGACAAGACAAAGAGTAATATGAATGCTTTTTTCATCGTATGGTAATATAAATTTTTTCTCCTCGCATGTGTGCCGGAAACAGATAGTCCCGCATTAAAATGTCATACCACTTGACACTATTTAGTACCATCCCTTTCTTTTTGTTTTCCCCGATAGCAATACAGCCAAGTATCTCTTCTGCCGTGTTCGCTGGATGGATCCTCACCCCGGAATAGCATTTGATATTACAGATTTCAGGAACAAGCCCGCCGTATTTCTTCGCCCAACTTCTGGTGGAGAATTTAGGGGACTGAGTCAGTTTAACCTCATATCGGCCTTTTGGTATAGCAGTCTTGCCATATACTTTTTTATATAATATCTCTGTAGCGGGCATAGAATCGAGGAGACCACGGTCGGTATCCTCCAGCGATTCGCAAAGGCGCTTGTCGTTAACGAAGAACTTACCTATCGTATATGTTTCTTTGGGCCAAGCCCGCAATACTACTAATTCAATCATATTATCCTATTTTAATGCCAGGTCCCGCCACTCTTGGCAAGGACTTTAGTCGCCAGTACCCAAGAGCCGTTTTGTCTAACTAATATTTTTGATGGTGTTTTCCATGTGCCATTGTCTTTAACTCGGACGGTATATGATGTTCCGCTCACAGAGAACACTATCGCATGGTCTGCGACGATATTGGAAATCGTATAGACGTATCCGCTCGATTCATACTCGACAGTCCAAGTGATGCCGCAGACAAGACCGCCGTAGTACCCAACAGTGAATCTCAAGACTGCCGATTGCAATTCTTCTCTTGTCCATGTGCCGGGATTAGAAATCGTAATCATTGCGTTGCTTGTGCTGGTAAAATCTTGGTCGTCTCCTTTCGTAGTCGTGCCGCTCATAAGTTGTATATTGGCGACGTGAGTAGAGTCGATGGATGAATTCTCCCTGTGCCCATAAACTTTAACAGATATGGACTGTATGGTCGCTCCTGCAGGTATTGCTGAGAAGTCAAACGAATAATCTACATGTCCTGTCGAGCCGGAGGAAGCATACATATTGCTCGTCGAAGAATACGGGTCTTCGGCGGTTCTCCCGACCGCATACTCCGCATAACTCGATCCCGATTGGATGCCGCTATGCGTCTCCGATTCTGCCGCTTGGCTTTCACTCCCGGACTGCCCCTGCACAAACTGGCTTGTGACGTCAGTACCATTATCGGTAACTATAATCCCTTCAAGAGTGTCGGTGGTTACTGTAACATCATCGCCCTCCATAGGAGTCGTGTCGCTCACGGAAGCATTGGCGGTAGTATTATTAGTCAGGCTTACATTATGGGGAATCGGGATAGTATAGTCAACCTCTATCTCAGCGCCATAACAATAGAAATATCCAGTGGTATTTCTGCTCGCTCTTCGCACATAAACCATGATAGTAAAATTACTACCGTAATTCTCTATCTGTTCCCAAGTCAATGCCCCAGTCGGGATAGTTATTGTATGTGCTGATGTGTTAAAGTTGCTTGATGCCGTAGTATTGGATAAAGCGGACGTCCCGTTCGCAAGCCTTGGAGCATAGGAAGTGGATGTCGACAAGCCAGACTCATAGCCCTTAATCTTTACCTCAAACGAATTTATGACAGCCCCGGCAGGGATGTCGTCAAAATTGAATCCACGTAGATAAAGATATCGGGAAGAAGTGGAAGCATTGGTATTGGTTATGGTGGCATACGTCGTATTATCCGTATTGTGGTACATATTCGCCGCATTTGATACGGATAAATACGATGCACTTGACACCGCATACGTGCTCGGTATGAGCCTTATTGTCGCCATTATATCACTATCCAGATGTCGCCGTCACTCCCTTGCGAGGAGGTAGGCTCAGAAGATGAAATAGTAATGTTCGGAACAGATACGAGCCCCGCTATCTGATCCGGAGTGATGTACTGCGTATCAGATACAGGTATCTTCTCCGTCCCCGCTACCGAAGGCTTCTGTGAAAGTTGCCCTATGTCCTTGTAAGTAACTGCCATGTTATTGCTCGAATCCTATTGCAACGTCGTTCCTTGTTATTGCCGTGTCGTTGCGGGTGATTATCGTAATGTCTTTCCCGCTTTGGACTACCGTCAGTGTGCGGCTGATGGTAGTCCCTCCTGCGGAAACTCGAAATACTATGTCGCGGCTTCTCGATTCGTACCCAGCAAAGGGGTCGGAGGAAACCGATACGGTCTGTGTCCCCTCCGAAGCCCCATAAGTGAGATAAATCTTATCCCCGCTTCCGTCGTTCCAACTGACCTGTGTTGTCATTAGCTGATAGACCAAGAGGTGTTGGAAGAAACGGTGACATTCACTGCCGTACCCTCATCAGTGAGGTTAATAGTTGTAGGCTCAATAGTAAGGTAAGCCTCTCCAGCAGCCTGAGAAATATCGCAAGTAGCCGTATTGCTGTTATTCGCCGTAACCGTTAACTGCGAGGTTAATGCCGCGACACTCGTATTGGCTCCGATATTAGTAAAAGTAATAGAGAAAGCATACTCTTGGGCTGCTCCAGGGTCGCCAACAATAGCAGCGCCATTACTGGTTGCCACCGAGTTTGCTGTGTAGGAAGACGGAAGGACAAGCCCGATGCCGTTGGTCCCCGTCAAAGAAAAAGTAAGTTTTGAAGAGTTCGATCTTCCTGTGATTGTGATACTACCTCCAGATTGGGGCACAGAGGCAGTGTCATCAATAATGACAAATTCAGCCTTGCCTGCCTGGATAATTGTCAATGTTTTACTTTCGACTCCAGAAGCGGAGAAAGTAGCGGTAGTCTGTCTCGGAGAACGGCCAGTATGGACTGACCCTGTCCAAGAAACGGTATCATTCCCGTTACCGCTTGTTTTATTGGGATTAACCCATGATGCGTATGCCATATTCTTATTTATTTAATATTAGTCAATATCCCAATGTGTATTGCTGAATACATCATTACTTGTCCAGCCGGCCAATATCCACACCACCGTGGGTGATATCTCCAGATATGGCTCGCGAGATCCAATCGTGCAGACCAAGTACATTTGGCAGTCTATCCCACCATCACGGTTCATTTCCGCATTCATACTCCTCATATCTTTGGTCTTGACGTTCAATCCCCCTTCTCGGTTGATTTTAATTGCCATCCCGCAATCATGCCGTTTTGCCCGAACCGAGAGTCCACTATCTTTCTTCGCTTTAACTATTAGCCCGCTTTCTTGCTTAAAAATACATGAAAAATTTTTCTTTGTTCCGCCATCTACGGCAACGGACATACTGACGGAGATATCGTCAATTGGAACAATAGAAACACTGATATCTCCATCTTGTCTCTCCATAAAACTGGAAAGACCCCCTATCCTTGCAAAAGATACGGAGAGGCAACTCATAAAGTTTTGGGTGTAAGCAAGTCAAATTTATCTATCTCAGTCCTGAGCCCGTCAGGGAAATGCGTGTCGGGGACATAAGCGGTAACAATAGCAACGATATTCCCGGCTCCGAACTCTGACGTGTCAAAGCAAAGATAATAATTATGCTTATCTGTACCGTCTTCCGAGACAACCTCATGAACAAGATCGGATTTCTCGTATGTCTTCTGAACCGAACCGCGTTTTAATACGATATTGAAATTGTCCGTGTACATATTAAAACCCGGAGACGTTATCTCAATCTTATATTTTACTTCAGTTCCGACGAATACATTACTATTCATAGTCTTTTCGTTTTTTAATGCCCCGCCGTCCCAGTAACGGCGGAGCGATGAAGAAAAGCACGGCTACTGGGCCGCAGGTATGTCGGCACTTACGGACGCGATGGCGTTCTTGAAGGCCGTGAGGGCGGTCTTGAAGGCGGTTATGTCCACCACGCTGTCGAAGTTGTAGGCGAAGCCGTCCTCCCCGCCGTTGTTCCACCCATTGAAGTGGAACAGCACCTTGTCCTCCGAGTCGCGGACAGTGCCGTTGCACCCCAGCATGGCCTTGTTGGCATTGGCGTTGAACGTCCCGGTGACGGTGTAGTTACCATCGACGACCTCGAAGTCGCCTGTGTAATTCTGTGCTTTGAAATTGCTTATCATGGCTTAATGTGTTAATTGGTTGCAAACATGGGGAACACGGCTTCGACGAGGCCGAGGTCGTAGTCCTGCCCTTCCATCCCCTTGATGAAGGCATCGGCGGCGATGGGCTTAGGGACTTCTATCTCCTGCTGGCCGAGTTCGTAAAAGGCTTTGTTGTACTCTCCGATGGCCTTGATGAGTTCGGTGTGGGCGTTGACCTTGGCGGCCAGCTCCCTCTGCTTGGCGGGGTCGGACTCTCCTTGCATCTGCTGCTGGATTTCCGCGACCTCCCTGCGCTCCTCCTCGAAGGCCCCGAGGTGGACGGTCTCCAGGTCCTTGATGTCGGACTCGAAGGCTTTCTGCTGCCCGAGGAGGAAGATGTGGTCGGAGATGAGGTCGTTACGGAACGATTTGTCCTCGATGGAGTGAATCTTGACTGTTTTCAGTGCGTCAAGGGCACGTTTAATTTCGCTTTTCTTCATGGTTTGATAAGAGTTTATTGTTTGTTATTAGGCTTTCCCGTCATGGGAAGGTACTTCTTGAGGAACGCATACAGGCCGTAGCCGATGCTTATGAGAGGGAACGGCATGGCCCATAGGGTGTCCTTCAAGCTGGAGAACACGATGGCCGTGCTGAAAAGGGTCAGTCCTACGGCAACGAGGATGCCGAAGAGGATGAGGTTCTGTTTGTTGTAATCTTGCATAACTGTATAGTGTTTAGTCAATGAATGATTTGATGTTCTTGTCCATAATTACATTTCTCTATTATATTCAACAGTCTTGGTAGTTGTCAATGTCTGTCCGTTCACGACATACGTCACCCTCATGGAGATAGTGGCCGCAGGCAGGTCGGCATAGGAAGCCCCGGTAAAGAGATATGAGCCTGATACATCGTCCCCGGGTTCCAGCCCGGTCCTGTTCCATGTCGTCGGATTCGCGGTCAATGTGTTCCTGGTCTCGAGCGTGAGCCGGACTGCCGTGATGTTGACGTTAACGGAGTAGTAGTTGACGATGGTAGCGGATACCCTGACCTGCGTATTCGCAGTATCGAGTACCTTCGCAGACAGGGAGATGCCAAGGGTATCGGTGGCGGAAGGGTCTATGAGGGTTAATTGTGTTGCGGAGCCACAGGCGACATATAGTCCCGTCCCCTGTACCGGCTCTTCGTTAAGTGCAAGTTGCTGAGAGGACAGGAAGGTTCGGACATTCCATACGCCGAGAGCGCCCGACAACCCCGTGAACGATATCAGAAGGCGTTTCTGAGCAATATCCGTCGTGCTCGTATCGTCCAACCGATACGCCGCAGTCTTCCAGTAGGCCGCTTTGAGTGTACTCGGCGTGCCGGCAGTCTTGCGATACAGCAAAACGCCAAGGTAGAAGTGTTCAAGGCTCTGCCCTTGCACCGGAGAGACGGCTATGTCATCGGGAACGGGCACAGTCCCCAAGGTCAGATTACCGGTGATTTCCGTAGGCAGGTTGGCTCCCAAGGTGAACGAACCTGTTGACGAGGCAATCAGTTCCGTCATGGTCGGCACATAGGGCAACGGACATCCGTTGTCGTAACTGCCTCGTGCAGTCTGATAGCCGAGGAAGTCTCCAAGTCGGAACGGCTCGACATAATCGCCGAGGGACGGGTCGTAAGAAGGCGTGGGTATCTCGGAGTGGTTCAAACCGCGGGGATACAGGTATTCCCATTTCACGTCATTAGCAAGTTCGGTGATGAATCCGCCCGAAGGCACGCTGCCTGAACCTACATATCCGATGTCATCTCCCCATGGCACTTTCAGACCGCTCACCATCCAGCCTCCGGTCTCTGGCTCGTAATCGACGGGCAGTTCCGGAGATACGTTGGCACGATAAGGCTTGTTGAGTGCCCATATATTGATGAGCCCGCCTTGTGCTCCCTGCGTGATAAGCGTGCCGAGGTCTCCGGACGACAATCCTATCGCCTGCTGAACATCTCCGATACCTACGGGAGCCATCAGTATCCCTGTTGTACTATCTATTGGCATATCCTAATCTCCTTTTAAGTTCACGATTCTCCCTTTCCAACTCCCGTATCCGCTTCTCATGGTCATTCACGTCACGGGCTATGGTGATGGCCGAGACGAGTGCCGCAGCGCCGTAGTCCAGCCCCTTCTTGCCTTCGATGTCAGTCACCACCTCCGGCAGCACCGTCTCCCAATACTGGGCGAGCGAACCCGCCTGCCTCTTGCCTTCCCGGTCTTTCCATAGGAACGTGATGGCCGGGGCATGTGCGATGTCGTCCACCGTCAGGGTGGTGTCGAGGAAGTCCTCCTTCAAACGGGCATCGGAAGTGGTGGACTGCCCGAAGGCGCTGACGTAGCCGTCGGAGAAGATGCCCACCGTGGCACGAATGACTCCCGTCACATCGAGTTTGTAAGCCGGAGATTTCGTGCCTATACCGACATTTCCGCCAAGCGGATTCAATACCAAGTTATAGTATTTTGCCGATGCTTCTCGCCTGGCCTGGATATTCATCGTCCCGTTTGATTCCGAACTAAATACAATTCCATACGGGTTTGTTGGATAAACTAAGAATTTGGCAAACTCAGAGCCTGCTGCGATGACTCTCATGCTGCCCCCCACATCGAGAGCGTAACTCGGGCTGGCGTTACCCTTCATGATTCCAACGCCTGTATCAGTGATGCGGACAACGGCATCGGTGTAAGTTCCGCCGAGGTACATGTAACCATAGGAAGACCCCGAATAGACTCCGAGAAGGTATTTTGACGATATTTCGGTATTTGAACTATCCGCTATTCTGAACCTAATCCCTTGATTATATCCTGTCGTATATGTCGATAACTTGTTGAAGTTTATCTGTGCTCCACTTATCGTTGACCAGATATTAGCATTTGTGTCAAACCGCCCAACACCGCTAACATGTAACTTATGAGCCGGAGTTGTCGTCCCTATCCCCACGTTGCCGGCCCCAGTGATCATCATTCGGTTGCCGCTGTTTGTATAGAAATACAACGGGTTATTGCCGTATGCAAGGATTAAACCGCCTGTGTATGTGCTTCCTAAACCTCCAGACGCAGAGCCAATATAAGCACCTGATGTTGACCCGCCTGCTATCATCCCGGAGTTTGCCGTGAGCAACTTGCAAACCCAGTTTACTGTCGATAGATTGGCGTTCCCCGCGTGCCATATTACATTATCCCCGAACTGAACCTTGTCAGAATAGATACGGAGATTGTTACCATTATAACCATTAGTCCCCAGATATGCGTAGTTGAATGTCGATGTAGCTCCATGCACCCCGATATAGAATATCGAAGTATCGTCATAGGTCACAGTGTACATGGCACGGGCCCATCCGCCATCTATAGACGACAAGGCAAGTACGGGGAATCCGACAGATGTACTCCCTGACTTGGAAAAAACGATATTACCACTCATCGTCCCGCCAGAGAGAGGAAGATACCCATCAGCGTTGTAGGGTGCGTAGGTGGTGGAGAGGTCGCAAGCCGCGAGGGCACTGCCCGTGTAGTAAACGGGGTTGGTGGGCGAGCCCACGGCGGACGAGCCCGCGAGGGTCGCAAGGGTCAGGTTGCCGGAGTGGTAAACCTCATACCAATTACGAGTACCGCTTTTGAAATAGAAACTATCTGCTGTCCCACCCCTTGACGCCAATGAAAAGGAATAACGGCTCTTGATAGTCATGCCCACAGCATACTGGGTAGGCGCACCAGAAGTCGTATCAGTTGATGATAGAACTCTTATACCATCAGGTACAGTGGCCCAGTCAGTTCTGTCATTAGTCCCCCATGATATGGCGGCATCTGCCGTCATTGTCCCACCCGCCAGCGGCAGGTATGAAGACAGCCCCAGCGAAGTCTTAACATTAGCAAGGGAGACCCACTTGGTCGTTCCTCCGCTAGCGAATGCGTCAATGGTAAGGAAGAAGTTTGCGGCCGTTGATTCAGGGAGCGCGGTGCTATTTTCCCAAGTCAGAGGACCACTCATCGTTCCACCCGTCAGAGGCAGGTAATTCCCCAATGCCGTCGAGTTGGCAGGAGTAAACCCGAGGGCCGTAGTTACCATCGAGGAAGTGATGCCAGTCAGATACCCCGCCTGCGAGTGGTCGCCCCATCCGTAGGCCGTGTGCCCCTCGTCGATATACCCCTTGTAGGTGCTTGCTATGTCGATAGTCCTATTGGCGGACAACGCACCACCGCCCGTGAGGTAGCCCGTGCCCGTCACCGTCCTCGATGCGAGGGCGAAGGTACTGCCCTTGGTGAAGGTCAGTGCGCTCCCGTCCTTGCTGACCGCCGTGATGGCGTTCCCGCTGCCCGTGGTGGTGATAGCATTTACGTAAGTCCCTAATGCCGTGGTGAGGTGGCCGGGGTTAATCTGGAGGTTATATCCTGTGGTTCCGCTCTCATTGACTTGCAGGTTAGCCCACATCGCACTGAGGTCGATGCCACCGCCACCGCCGCCTGTGTCGGATGCGCCGAAAGCGGAGACGAAACCAGTGGCGTAGAGATTACCTGTCAGTTTCCAAGCCGAGTTCTGTGCATCCCAAGTTAGCACGCCATTACCAAGAGTGATGGATGACGTGGAATCGACGGTGACGTTGCCGTTGAATGTCGAAGCCCCGGATACGGTCAAAGCCCCGCCTAATCGGGTTGCTCCGTTTACGTCGAGCCTATAAGTGGTCTGTGCCGCCCGATTGACAGAGAGGTAAGTGACTCCCGATATAGGACCTGTCATCACGCCACCCGCGAGAGGGAGGGCATAAGTGTCAAAGTTCTCTTGGTCGAGGATAACGGCTAACGAACCTCCCGTGTCGTGGAGAAGGTCTCCTTCTCCTGCTATATTGGTCTCCCATCCCCCTTGCGGGTCGCCGATGTAAAATACCCCTTGTGTTGTCACCCCGATAATCGTGGCTCCGTCTGCCGTGGTGAGGTACTTCCCAGCGGTCATCTTGATATCTCCCGTCATCGTCCCACCCGACAAAGGCAGATACCCGGCGGAGTTATACGGGGCATAGGTCGTGCTCCCTATCGCGGAAGTGATGTTTGCCTTGCTGATGGAATGGGTATGAGTGCCGTAAGCCGTGACAATCCCATACTTGTTCAGAGTGACGTATGGAATGGCAATCGAGAGTCCCGAAGTCGCTGATGATGTCCCTGCCGTGCCTGCCGTGATGGATGCCGTGTTGAACGAACCGCCAAGCGCTGTCGATGAGCCGTTGATGGTTATGGCGGAATTGGCGAGCTTGCCGTTGGCTATCGACCCGGCGAGCATGGCATTGGTTATCGTGCCGTCGGCTATTGCTGTAGTGATAGTCGTAGTGCCGGAACCAGACACAACCCCGGAGAGGGTTATCGTCTCGTTCCCGGTAAGGAAGTCCTTTCCATCAATCCATGTCTCCAAGTCGCTTATCTTGGATGTGGTCAGCGAAGGGATATCTGATGCCGTCAGGGCACGGCGGGTCAAGGTCAGGTAGTTGGTGCTTCCCGTTTTAGACCATGCAGCCGAAGTGACGAAACCGCTATTGCCGTTATAAGCTATGGTAGGCAAGTGGTGATAGTCTATCTGCAAGCCATAGCCAGTGACCCCTGATTCGTTTATCTGGAGATTTGTCCACATAGCAGACAAATCTATTCCTCCGCCACCACCGCCACCCATGTCAGAAGCACCGAAGGCGCTGACGAAGGAATCGGAGTACAAGCCGACATTGGTGTGGAGGTTCCCGTCTGAATCAAGTTCAATATATGCATCGTCCCCGAACCAAATTTTCTTGGTAGTGGTTACTTTTACTCCACCATCGATTGTCGCCAGCCCTGATGCCGTAATAGTACCGATGCCGGTGAGGTTCTGCGAAGCGGAAGAAGTCTGGACCTGCGTTGCCCCTATGTAAAGTGTCGGTCTACCTGTTACATTAGTAGGTACTCCCCCCGAAGTCCAGTAGTTCACACCCCACAAGGATTTGCTTACTGTGGAGAGTTTGCTCGCCGTGGCTGCGGCTCCAGAAATATCTATCCCCCATGTTCCTGTCGCTCCTGTTCCGTCAAGGGTAACGTAATTGGCAAGGCTCTGGTGTTGCGTAAGCGGAGTGATGGTATTGCCTCCAAGTGTGATGACCCCGTTCTGTATCTTCGCATCCGTGATGCCATATTCGGCAAGGGTGGTCGGGTGTGCCGTCAAGTCTGCGAATGCGACGGAAGTCAAGAAGGTCGCACCCTTCGTCAGAGTAATGACCCCATTATTATACGAACCGTTAGTAACCGCATTTCCGCTTCCGGTCACATTGACACTAATATTGACCGATGCACCCTCCAGAGCCACTATCCTGTCGTAGAGGGTGTTGATGGCATAGGCATTGAACGTATTGGTGTAATCGGTGTCGGAGTAAGTGCCGCCGAAGCCCGATGTGCCGTACACGCGGGCAATCAAACCGCCGCCTCCGCCGCCACCAGTGTTGGAGATTCCAAAGGCTGAAATAAACGAATTAGAGTAAAAGCCCTTGTTGCTCTTGACGTAGATATTCCCGTCGGAATCTTCGCCAAACCACTCATTGATCTGGCGGAGAAGATTTATCATACTGGTAACAGTATCCCCGCTTACCGAACCGAGTTGTACGTCACCGGCAATAGTAATGTTGTTGCCATTCCAAGTGATTCCCGGAATGTGTCCGCTCCCATCAGCATTCCAGCCGATATTACCAGAGGCGAGATATCCGGAGCCATCGAAGCGGAAAAGGGACTTTGCCCAAGATACCGCTCCGTCCTCTTTGTCTCCCATAGGACCTCCGTACCAGGCCGCGATACCGTTTCCCTTGGCGGTAGTATCCATCAAACCATTGATACCGGAGTAGACTTGGAACTGTCCAGATTCCTCCTTGCCGAGCTGGATGAGGTTGGTCAGAACCAATCCTCCTTCAACCATGGTAGAGCCATCCGCCAAAGCGGTCTTAAGATACTGATATCCTTGAATCTGCGTCAGAGCCTGGTTGGCTTTCGTGATTGCCTCAGCGACTTCTTCGTCGGTTATTCTGACCCAATAAAAGTCGCCGTCATTAGCGGCTCTGGTATACCGATATCCCTGCCCCGTAGTATTATTGACGTAGATGTCGCCCATGTGCTTGAGTCGCGTTGCATCGTCAGACCAAGCGTTTGCTGGATAATTCGCCGTTCCTCCATCCTCATCAGGAAGAGGAGCAACGTCACCGGCCCATGACTGAATCTGCCCATCTATCTGGTTCTGCAGATTCTGCGTTACAGAGTTAACTGTATCAATGTAGGCTGACATTGATTGATACGTCCCGTCGCTCTTGCGGACAGAAAGCCGACCTACGATATTCAATTGACCGTTCTGATACTCAGCATGTTCCCCGGAGGCATTCCCTACGAACCAACGCGGGGTCTGACCGGACTGGCGTCCAGCATAGTAATACTCGTCTCCGGTAGCAGTTACGCTGTTGAGCCCCGAGAGCATCCTCTCATAGCCTCCGCCGATAACGTCTCGGATAATGACATACTGTCTCGAAGTCTGAGTCTTGTTGCCATATTGGACTATTACATCGCCTTTCTGGGGAACACCGCTCCCGTCTTTCGCTGTTTTAGATAAGACAATGTAATTATCGCCAACAGCAGTGACTTCGGCACAATAATACCTTGTCTCAGCGTTCTCCTCGTCGAACATCTGCCCGAGAGCTATGTCTCCGACAACAAAGAGATTTGCGACAGAGCCCTGCTTCTGATCAAAGAAGCAAGTGTACCCATTAGCGTCTTCCACGACTTGATTGCACTCGATTGCAGCGGCAGACATAATCTGTTTCCCGCCGACATAGGCAATCTGATTGACTACAAGCGAGTTCACGCGAAGTTCTTTCCTCACGACCACCTTGTCCAATTCCAAGACGGCATCGCCTTCATCATCGTCATAATGGCCCCAGCCAGAACCCCCAATATCTCCCTGGACGAAACTTTTACTGGAGAGTTTAGAAGCGAATGTTGTGGGTGAATTAGATGAATCGCTTTCACCCGTCTTCTTCAAGAATAGCGGAGAAGCAACCCTGCGTACAACACTTTCTATATCCGAGGTCTTGGCATAAGTAGACCGAATTACCTCAATGTCACCTTGTATCTTCTGTACCGAACTCTCGACAGATACGACTTTGTCGGATAAAACGACATTGATATCCGGCACTAGATATGGCTGATCATCTGACGGCTCTTCCCAGTTGTAGGTAATAGTCTGAACGTATAATGTAAGGACATCTCCATTGGTGAATCGGGAGTCTTTTGTGCGGACAGTGCATCCGGCGGAAAGTCTGTCCGCCAAGAGCGTCCCATAGTCTTCGTCCTCAAGCGTGTGTACGCGAACTTTATCGAGCGTAATCACCCAAGTCGGGCTGATGTCGCTAAGTTTCTCCAGTTCGGTAGTCTTGACCGCATTCAAGTTTTGCTCCGCCCACTGGACGTAGATGAATGGCATGTCTATTCCGGTGAAGAAGAAGTGGTCACCTGCCACGGGTTTCCCGCCGGATTGGGAATTGGGAATATACAGACCTGTAGCGTCGAACTCGGCATCGGATTTCCGCAAGGTAATCCTCCATTCGGAAGGAACGTCGCCTATCATCTTGGACTGGTCGAAAACCGGATATGAGACTATCACGAACTCGTAGTCCTGTGACAGAGCCATGAATCCGTCCGAAAAAACTATTTTCGCCTCATTCCCTACCCTGTCGCCAAGAATCGGCTCCCATACTCGTGCTGCGTATTGTGCGTCGGATTCTCCTGCTTCTTTTGTCGTGTTCCAAATGTTCTTCACCCAGATATCGAAGGTAGGCTTCCATCCTTCCACGACGCTGTCAGCCATGGTCGCCGTCAGCGAATTGACACCGAAGGTGACAGTCTGAGTTGTGCTGAGGTCGTTATACACACGGACTTCTACAGACACATAGTAAGTGCCAGCCGGCAGACCCTCCGAAGACACTCTCTGCCCGGTATTGGCATCAATAGCGACAAATTCAGAATGGTCTGTATCCACTCTGACGCCAGCGAGAGACGCACCGTTTACCAAGCAAAGCCAAGTGAGATTTAAATTGGCGGTTTTACCTTCTGGGACAGTGAAATTCTCACTACGGAATTCATGGTCTGCCCTGGAATGAGGGGCCATGTTTATCGTCACAGAAAGAGCACCGCCAATACTATTAGTCGTTGCATTTCCTGCTGCTGCTTCTTCTATGTCGTCAGTCAGTATTTCGGACACTGCCACAACCTCATCCACCCTGCCGATAGGGTCTCTTTCTACGCCTTGTATCGTAGGATAGATGTCGTCATTGTCATCCAACGCACCCCATCGCTCACCGTATTTGGCGATGGACTCAGTATCCCGGACGAACTCCACTGGATTGAATTTTGCATCAGTCAATCCTCTGTCATAAGCGAATCTGTATTCTTCCGGGATATCGGAATAGGTAGGATAAGTATATCCTTCGTTCTCCCAGGTCCTGTCCCTATTCGGATTCTGCATCCAGCCTCGGACATACCAGCGGAAATTAATATCCCTGAGTCTGTCGAAATAGATGCTCCGAAGTTCATATACGGCATCCGGGTCAGCCTGCCATTCGGGATTCTGCTGGTCAGTCCGCTTAAAGTATCTGTATGGCAGATTCTTTTCTCCGCCTCGTCCCAGCAGTATATTAGTAATTCCGTCGTCTTGTACTTGACGTTCGAACTTGAGTAGTCCGCCCTTATATCCGTACTCGAAATCGTGGTCTTCGATAGCGTCACTCGGATAATTCACCTTTATGACGTATGCCGATGTCGTGGAATCATATTCTATGTTCCAACGTAACGAAAAAGTTTCGTAGAACTTGGTAAGGACGTCCCAAATATGGGTATAGTTTATCTCGACAATAACCGGATTGGTGCTGTAGATGCCCTGCCCCATCTGGAACAAGTCCATCCGGATTCTATCTCCGAAGTAATACTGCAGTACGCTATTAAAAAGAGTAACGAACTGCTCCACTGGCATCGTCACGGAAGCAACATACTGGTCGGCGATAGCAACTCCCGTCGTAACCTCCGAAAGAGACATAAAGAAATATCTCTTCAACTGGTCTTCGGCCCAAGAGTAAAATGTCAAGTCAACAATGCCGTTCCTTGTCGAGTTGTCTTTAGTCGCCTGCGGAACACGTATAGGCAGAACAAAACGCTCACCCTTAAATTCCAGTTCCCACCCGGAGAAATCAGGCGTTATGTCCCCGTCAATCCGAACCTGAGTCGTGATGACGCGAGACCCCATCTCGGAGAGTGAAATATTCGCCTGGTGCAGTGTTGCATACGAGGGGAATCCTATTTCCGTAATCTGGGGTATCATAGGCTAAAATCGCAAAGGCTGGGTTTATTAACACGGATGGTCCATTCGACAATCACAATATCATTAAGCTGGTCGCTCGGATCCCTCCAGAAATCCTCCGCTTCTGCAATGGGCTGAGGATAACCGACTATCTTGTGCCGTTTATAATCATTGTAAAACTCGACCTGCTTGTAGGTCTTGACATCGCTATTAGCGGGCTGAGTATAAAGCAGAGCATTAAATGCTGATATCTTTGCATTCGCGTCTTCGATAGAATCAGCCTGAATGAAGAACTTGGCAGTATAATCGAAGGCGGCATCCACCGTCTTCGGGATGATATGTTCACCTTCTTCCTCCGGATAAGATGTCGTTTCAAAGCCCTTGGAAGGGGCTCCCGTCCTCTTGTCTGAGTCTAGATAAACAAGACCATAAGTCGTGGTATCCACGACCTCTCCGTCTCCTATTTTAAGCCTTACTCTCAGCATCGCTTATGTAACTGCAGTTTTTACATTTCTCGTCCAATGCATCCTCGTGGAGCAATACCGGGCATCCGTCACCTTCGTTGGTGTATTTGCATCTGTTCGCCTTCCTGATGGATTCACGCTTATCGTCCAGTTTCTTCTCCAGACGGGCGTTCATGTTGCGGGTCTTGCGATTCTCCTCGTCCTGCTCGGCAATATAATCCTTCTGCATTTGCAGTATTTGCTGCACGTTGGTGAGTATATCTGACTCTTTCTTTTGCTTGGAACGAAAGACATGAGCAAACCAACCACCGCACAGCGTTAGAATCGGTATCAAGACTTTCTCAAAAGCCGCAATCACATCAGCATCCATCACTTCACCGCAAATTTATAAGTTCTACATACGACGTCATCCGACTGCTCCGCTCCAATGCGGTTGTCGCCGAATATATACAACGGAACCCGGACCTGCATAACAGAACCGGGTATCCCCTTGACATCCATGTCGCATCCGTTGGCGAAATACAACATGGGTATTATTTTCTTTTCAACATTCAGACCGACACGAATCGTCCCGCTACAATTATGGAACACGTAAACGGTCTTGTCTGTCAAAATCTCTCCGTGGAAAACTTTGTCGATAAATATTCCATCGGCCTCATTATTGGTGAAATCTTTCCGCAGAGTTGCCATCGAAGGGTAACCTTCTTCCAATGCCCAATCAATGGTTTTTTTATACAACTCAATCGCTTCCTCTTTAGACGTAACTGATTCAAGCATAATGCGATTCTCCTTGCACATGTGATGCAAGGAAGCCTCCCGGCGAAGTCGTATTTTCCACTGTTGTTCCATTGTATCGCAAATATAATAAAAAAACGATAATAGAAAAATAACCCTGAGGTAATTTCACAACTACCCCAGGGTCCATAACAAAAACAAAGGTTTTTATGGCAACTGTCTTATTTTGTACAAAGGTTATGCCAAACTACATTCTTGCCGAAACATAGTATGTCGCCGCAGCCCCAACCGGACGGATAACCCTCTCAAGCATCGCCCGGATGGAAGCCATCTCGTCCCGCATCTGAGGTAACGTGCCTACATACGCAAGCATCTGGTCTTTATACGGGTCAACATACTCGCCAGTCGTGCCAGAGCCTGCCGTGGTCGTTCCGCCAGTCAACGTCGAAAGAATCATAGCAACATTCATGTCTATGTGCTGCATATAGAAGTTCTGCGTGTTGATTCCGGCAGTTAAACCCAAGATAGACTCCTCGGAAGCACCCGCAATATCCCGAGAAATACCCGTCATGGAACCCGCCTGGTCTCGAAGGTTGACGCCAGCCGCAAGCAACTCATTCATCATATTGTTCATGGATGCGTCAATCATCTCCATCCTTTCGGGAAGCATTGCCGAGATGCCCCCGATCTCCTGTGCCGTTAACTCGCCGTCCTTGGAGGCCGTATCAATGGCATCGAAGACAGGTCTAAGAACACTCTGAATTAACTGGGCGGCCAGAGAGTTGACAACCATATTCTCCACCATGTCTTTGAACTTCTCCTTCATCGCATCTGTCGTGGAGCCGAACTGCTTATACGCCTCAATCCAGGATTCGGCAAAATCTTTAGCCGCAGATGTCAAATCGGTTCCAGACATGAACTCTGCCAACTGTCCCTCCATATCCGTTATCTGGTCCTGGACATCCCTTGCTGCGTTGTTATACTCCTCGATTTTCTTCTGGTCTTTTTTCTTGCCCTTCTGACTTTCCAACTGGGCTTGCTTCTGGTACGCTTCCATCTGGGCTCGCAACGCCTCCAACTGTTTGTTGTAATTGTAGATGTAGTCAGACCCAAACGCATCCTCCATAGCCTTTCCAAGGCGGTTGTAGTTATACTCCATAGCAGTGATTAATCGGTCCTGCTCCTCTATCTGTTTGTTAATGCGTTTGATTTTCAACTGCTGTCCCGTGCCGAAAATACCAGAGATCATAGACCCAAGCCCCTTTATCGCTTGTGCCGTGCCACCTATGACGTCCCCAGACAAAGCCTTACCAATACCAGTAGCCATATCAGTAGCTCCAGACATCGTCTTACCAATTCCGCTTGCGATAATATCGAAGGTCTCGGCAGTGTCATCGCTAGCAAAAGTAGAGACTATCTCTCCTATCCCTCCGAGTGCGTCATTAACATACCCGCTCCATTCACGCATAGAATCCGCCGCATCCATAATATGCTTGCTCGCTTCTCGGTATTTGTTCGCAGTCTTCTGAGCCGCTTTTGCTTCTTCTATTGCAAGGTCGGTAACGGCGGCTTGGGCTTCCATCTTAGCCTTTGCCTCCTCCGCCGCTGCTGACCCCGCAGGAAGCGATTCATACTCTTTCTTTAGCAGTTCGAGTTGACGTTTTTCGTCTTCCATACGATTGGTAGCGAGAACAGCATTGGTATCCGCCTCTTTTCTGCTTTGAGTGACGGTCAATTTGCGATATTCCTTGAGTGATTGGACAAATGCTTTAATGGGGTTTCTTCTTGCTAATTGCTGGTCCAATTCGTTGATTCTTGACTGCAACTCCTTAAGTTCTGTAGGTGCAAGGTCAAGGTCTTTCCACTCATCCTTCATTGCAGCAAGATTGTTTCTCATGTTTTTAAGCATTGTCGCAGAGGCGGTGTCGAGATTGGCGAACAACTCGATATACATCGGAGTATCCTTGAATGCTTCGTATTGCAGTTTAGCGGTTTCTTCTGCCTCCTTCTTCGCGTTCTGCTTCAAAAATCTGTTTTTTGTGGAATCGTCAACAGTCAACGAATTAATTTGGGCAATACGCTTCGCAGATTGCCTTGCAATCTCTACTTGTTTTTCTCCGTATGTCTTGGACTTCTGTAGAGATTTTAAGAGACTCAGAACAAGGCTGTCGTTGTACTTCTCAACCTCTCCCCTAAGCCTCTTAATTACCTGAGCGACGTTATCAGGCAACTCGTTAAGATGGGCATATAAGTCATCAAAGTCGAGCGTAGTGGTATCTCCGACAAGTTGTGCAAGCAACCCCTTGTCTATCATCTTAGGGTCGATAGAGTTCAGTGCCTCATACAACTCGCGTTGAACTCTCTCTTTGAACTCCTCCCCGGGCTGCCCGTACACAGACATGCTCATCGTGGCGGCTAAATCATTATCGCCCGTGAGTTCAAGGATATTATTGAAGAAATTCCTCGCCGTTTCCGAGCGTTTGATTTCCTCGGAAAGTTGTTTGAGACTTTCGTCCAAATTGTGCTTTACCTTGTCAAATTTAATATTCGCAATCGCTTGCTCAATGATACGAGTCGCATCCGCATCGCCCTTATATTGAGTTAACATGGTTTCTAATGCAGTAACCATATTCTCATAGGTGGGCTCCCACCCTTTAAGTGCGGGGAAGAAAGTCGCAATGTCCAATAATGCTTTTCCTTTTGTTTCGTATTTACGTAACTCAATAAATTTTTTATATGCGTTAGTAATGTCATTGATTTGATTTCGCAATCTTTGGAGATGGTCATCTCTACCGCCGCTTTTCTTTTGGGTAAGATAAAAAGCATTGTAATAATCCAACTCTTCTTTTGCAAGTTTTTTTCGTGCAGTAGTCCTGTCCAACATCCCTTGCAGTTCTTCTTTTTCTGCCCCTGTCTTTCCCTTAATGGATGCTGTTAATGCTTTCTCTTGCTCGTCGTACTCCTTATATTTTTTTGCGATGTCTTCGAGAGCATCTGAAAGGTTTGTATAATTCTTAATTTGGTCAGGCGAAATTGTTATTATTGCTTTCCCCTCTTTGTCTACTCTGCTGTTAAACTCAATTAACTTATCTTGCCATGTTGCCGTTTCTTTAGCACTTTTGCTCGCCGCCGTGGTAACTCCATTTAGAGTGTCCTCCAATTCTTGATTCGTTTTGGATAACTTGCTGTTTTCGTCTGTCAACTTAACAATGGCTTGCGCATTTTCTTTGTATTGTTTTGAGGACATCGGAACAGGGATAGGAGAGAGCAAGCCGATGCCCTTGTTACGTGCCCATCCTCGATTGCTCTGTTTTGTGAGCTTGTCTATTTCTTTTTGATTCTTTCGTATTTGTTTTGCATTTTCTTTTATTTCGGACTCCATCCCCTTCCGTAATGCTTTTTCAGCCTGTTCATTGTATTCTCTTAATTTTGCGATATTAAGAGTGAGTGCTCCAGTCTGTTGATTGATACCTTCCGTCGTTTTAGGGAAAATATTACTTAAATCGCGAGAAATATCCCGCAGTTTTTTGGCTTCGTCCGCTGTCAATTTTTCCTTCTTCGACAATTCCTCATACTCATCAATCATTTGAGCAGTATCCTTTGTTGTCCTATTGAATGCCTCAATAGAGGCTGTCGCTTGGTCTATAGATTGGTTGATATCGTGAGTCTTTTTCGATAAAGACCCAAACAAAGCGATAAGGCTTCCGACTACAACCGCAATCGCACCAAAGGGGGTTTTTAACATAGCCGCTGCAAGCCCCCACATAGCTTTTGAAAGAGCGGTTGTCGCGACTCTTGCTCGCCCCATAGCCCACGTGTGGGCATCCGTCGCCGCAGTCGAGATTTTTTCTGCGGTAGTTTTGCCTATCAAGGACGTTATGAATCGTCGCATCCCTTTTTCCCTAATAGACTCGGCGGCAGAGGCTTCCGCAGTCGCTTTTGCTGCCAACTTAGTTACGCCGGCAACACTTTTTGCTATTCCGTAATAGGTTAATAGCCCAGAACCGACTACTTTAATAACACTAGCCCAATCCCTCCAATGCTTCAGCATAGAACGAGTAAGAGCAATTATGTCTTCCATCGCTTGATGAACGCCTTCTGTATTGCCTATTTCATCGTACATTATGCTTGCAGCATCTTTCAAGTTAGCCCACTGGCCAGCCAGGGTTTTAGCTTGTTTTTCTTGCATCTTATAGAAGATGCCCCCCGCACTTGTCATGTCATTAAATATCTCCTCAATCATTCGAAAAGGGACGGCTCGTTCGGAAATGAGTTGGAAGACCTCTCCTGTAGATACCATCTCTCCTCGTAATTCAGAGAATTTCTCCGCGAGTTTATCCACTAATGGTACGCCAGCCTCCGTAAACTGCCGTAATTCCTGACCGCGAAGCACTGATGCGGCTCGTACTTGGCCGTAGGCAAGAATCAATCGCCCCATATCGACACCAAGACCGGCGGAAACATCCGCAAGTTTCTTGGTCGTATCAAACAACTTATCTGTCTCTATTTGATAGGCCGAAAGTTGCTTTGTATATGATACAAGGTCTTTTATTTCAAACGGAGATTCTATAGCCGCAGCCTTAATTTTACGGAAAAGGCTCTCCGCTCTTTCTGTATCCTGTATAATTGAACCTAACGAGACGCGTTGGAGTTCGAATTCGGCAGTAACTTCGCGCACGTTCCTTACAAATCTTCCTGCCGCATGCAACCCAATAAGCCGAATAGAATTCTTAACCAAGTTCTCCAACTTGCTGTCTGTCTTGTCAACCTCGCCATTGACTTTCGCCAATTCAGCACGAACACGTTCAAGTTCTTGCTTTAATCGTTCATATCTACTTGACCCAATTACAGCCTTCGAAAGCCGAGAAGAAAGAATCCTCTCTTTTTCTTGTAAAAGACTGATTGTATTAACTGTGGAATTTAAAATGGCATTCTCTCGTTTATAGACGTTTTGCAATTCCTCAGCTTTTTTCTTTCGAGATTGTTCTTTCTGTAAGATTTGCTCCATTGAAACGCCTTGCTCTTGCAATTTTTTGACCATCGCTTTATAATAGTCATATATAGCTCGAGCCTCAGAAGTCATTGCTCCGCCATCCCACTTCTTATTAAAATCAAGAGAATTCCATGATTCCGTTAATCGCTGAATAGTTGCATTCGTTCGGTCAATATTCTTAGATGATAAGCCTATGGCTTTCAATTCTGTATTAACCTTTGCAATCTCTTCTGACAATTCTCTAATATGGATCGCTGCATCACGCCACTCAGGGGAGTCTATTTCGGCGGCATTCAATACTTGTCGCCATGCAGCGAGTTTTGCGTTTAAGTCGTTCATGGATTTTGCTTCCATATTGAGGGTGTCACGCAACTTCAAACCCTCCTCCCGCAATCTCGCTTTTTCTGCCGCTTCCCTCTTCCGCGCTTCGGCCTCCTTCTCGGCCTCTTCTCGGGCTCTCTTTCTTGCATCATATTCGGCATGTAGAGCCTCAGCAATCTTCTCCGATTCTTCCCGTGTGTCCGCATATTCTTTTTGAAGCCTTTCTAACTCTGCGGTGGGGTTCCCCTCTGCATCGAACAACTTAACCTTCCCCATTGAACTAAACTCTTTTTGCAAATCTTGGAGTTTTGAATTCAATGCATCAAGGCTCCCTGTTTCCTGTCCTAAGTCTCGGATGTCTTTTTGTACTTGTTCAATTTCAGTACGCATTTGTTTAATGGTCTCCAATAACTGAAGCCATTCATCGGAACCGATAGTAGTATTCTGAAGTTGTCCTTGCAAAGCAGCCATTTTTTCGCTCATCTGCGACATTGTAGTCGCAGACTTTTGAATAATAAACAGCCGTTCTTCTTCCGCACGTTTTGCATTTATCGTTGTTTGGGCTTGTCTATCAACTAGTTCTGCATTGTGCGAACGCAAATCTATTTCTTGTCGCAGAAGAAAGATTGCTTCTTGTAACGATTTCTGCTCGCCAAGTTGCTCTGAGGAAAGTCCGTACCGCTGTTGTATCGCGGAAAGTTCTTGCAACCGCTCCTTAGCGCTTTGGATGCCTTCGCTCAATTCTTCAAAACTAGACATCGAATATTTAACAACGCCATCTATTTCTTTCCGCGTAACTGTTAATAATTCGTTGACTGTCTTTATCCTGTCAATAAATTCTTTATCCTTACCCTCACCGACAACATCGACTCCAACTTTCAATTCCAAGTCTTTTGTTTCTTGTCGTATCTTCCCTTCGAGCGGTTTAATTGCGGATGAAACTCTATTCGCGGCGTCTTGAAACGCTTTCTCGATGTCAACTACTACCGGTATTTCAACTGCCATATTTCTCTTGTTTTATAATGTGTTCTTGAATTTCTTCCAAAGTCTCTGGCTTCTTCTTTCGTTTTACTCCGATTCCGAAGCCAGCCATGATGTCTCGGATTTCCTCGTCAGACTTAACAGTCTCTTCCCACGTCACCACCGATTCTTTTTCTGTCCTTTCGTAATCATAGTCGAAGTATCCCTTATCCAGTAACAAAAATGTTACATAATTTGCGGAATCGAGATACCAATACCTTAACCATGACCAGAAATTATAGTTTCCATAGACATGCTTTATCTTTTCGTTGTGGGTTGCTTCATCGAACATGGAGGTTATTTGTTTTCCTCCTTTATCCCCAAAGCGTCCGTTTCCAACATATTCATTACGCTTTCCAGCCGCTCTAGCGTTTGCTTGGCGGATTCGCCAACCGGCCTCATATAAAGCTCGCGTTCCTGCTTTGAGAGATCCCAGTTGGCCTTGGAAAAACCCATGTCTTCACTGATGGCCCCCGCTCCATTGATTTTGAATGTCACTTCATTCCCCCGCATCTGCAGGATTCTCCAACGAATGCTCCATAGCCACGGGCAAAATATTGCCCAATTACCCAGCAGATAATATGCGGCTTTTTTCGAATGAAGGGAATATAATTTCTTCGTTATCTTTTTTGCCTCTTTCTGAGATACCCCTTCCTTACCTCTGGCCTCCAGAACTTGTGCTTCTTGTTCCAGAAGTGCGATGCGTTTCTTGACTTCTTGAGCCACTTGACGGACCTTGTATTTCCTCCCTCCAGCCACCACGGTACAAGGAGCCTGCAATACGGTCTCATAAGCACCATTCAAAAATCTTTCAGACTTAGTCATGTCTATTTTAACTTAAAAAGGGCAAGCAGACCCGATTGCCTGCCTGCCCCGGTTTTGGTTTCAGAGGGTCAACTACTTCTCGACAATCATACCGGTTGTGAGAACAGCCTGTCCCTGATCGTTGCGGTTGTCTACGTTCTCTGCGAGGACCACAGCGTGGATGCGATAGAGACCGTCAGCCAGTGTCAGGTTGGCGGTAATCTTCGCCTTGGGATAAATCCATGCACGGTTGAGCTCGTCGTTGAGGACACCGATAGGACGGGTCATAACGGGGAGAGCGGTTCCGAAACCGACAGCGGAAACGGTGTTGTCGCCAGTGTCTCCATCCCAGAACAGACCGGTGAGGGTCGTGCCAGTGATATCAACTCCGGAGAGGAAGGTCTTCACCATGTTGGGGGAAGTGGAGGCGATATCGAAGGAGAAGCCGAGCGTACCAGCGGTGACGCGGGCGGTGATGAGGTTACCCTGCTCGTCGAGGATTTCGTCAGTGGAGACGTCCTCGCCTTCCCAGGTGGTGGAATCCTGGACTATCTGTCCAAGAGATTTGGGGTTAGTAAGGCTCGAAAGAGTCGCACCGCTATAGTCGGCGATAGCATCGAAGATTACCAAGTCGCCCTGTCCGGCGAACAATTTCTGAGCAGCTTCAAATTTAGGAATTGCCATGATTATTCAGTATTAAAATTGTTGTTTGTATGCCACCGCAAGCTAAGCACGGTGGAGGAATATCCCGAAGTCTGATTCGGGGTCGTCGGAGTTATGAATTGAGGCATAGCATATTCAAAGTGATAGTTAGCAGTTATCAACTTCTCGATGAGAGTGTCGAACTGGACCAAGATGTTCTGGATACGGTTGTTTTTCACAGAGCCGTCATCATTCATCTTGCAGTACAAACCGACAGCGATATAGCCTTTGGCGAAATTGATATCCGAACCGACACCTTCCATGTCCCCATTAAGGTAAATCACCAAGAAATCTTCGGGCAGGCCGTTGGTCGGACGCTCCCAGTCGCTGTAAACAGTGACGGTCTCCGTCGTCCCATCCGGCATCCCGACAGATACTCTCCCTCGCAGAAAATCACGAAGTTCCTGGGCGGGTTTTATGAGGGCGGGGTGCATCATCTTATTACCAAATTCTTAATTTCACTTAATCTCGATTCGATTGTACTCGCAAAGTCCCTTTCGAACTCTTCAACATACCCGGCATGGTCTGTAGTCCTATTCACCGTCTCAGCATAAGGCACTCCGATATAAAGCTGTGCTTGCAAGCCTGGGAGAAGGACGTGGGAGCCGCGATTCGCAGCCAAAAGTCCCCACTCCGTTCCATCAATCGACCCATAACGCTGGTCATATTGTAGAATCGCAGCCTTGGGTTCCATCTGGCGGATGCTGATTGTCCTGCTCCCGATTCCGACTCTTGTCGCCATACTATCATGGAGGTTTCCAGTGTACCAAGGGTAGTATTCACTTCCTCCCTTATAGCCAGACCGATAAGAAGTCCCAATGGAACTATGCGGCCAAGCATCATCCTGCTCCTTCAGCCAGTCCTCACAGGCTCTGGTTAAGATGGTCGCTCCCTGAGGCGTCAGTTTCTTACCAGCCTCCGTCAATGCGACAGAAAAGCCTTTGTAAGTCTTGCCCCAACGAGCCCTACCATTTGTTAACCTAACAGCCATACCTAATTGCCTTGTGCTTGTTTGAGTTCGATTCTCGTGACCATTACGCCAGCTCTCCATGGCATATTGATGTCCCGTACTACCTTAACGACAGACTTTATTTCCCTACCGAATTCGGTGGTCACAGTCACTGCATCGTTAATCTGCACCTGGACATCCACGCCAGGAATAAAGATAGTAGGAGCCCTTGTTATAATCGACCTGCTGTATCCGGACCCGCCTTCTTCATAAAGGCATTCTCCCGAATAAATAGTGTCTCTTACGAGGTTGTCCCACTCGTCTTTCTCCCCAGTCGCCCTGGCGATAACGCAAGTGTCACGAAAATCAATGAACTTCATGCCTCAAATAACTCACATCATACATTTCGCTGGAGGATTCGTCATCCTCTACGTCGAAGCCCCATTTCGCCCGAAGAGCGTCACCCATAGACTTAAACCTTGCACGGTCCGCCATCGTAATGGTATAACCGCCTCTCGTAGCACGGACATCTCCGACTTGCTCGGAATAACCACCTCCAGCAAAAACTCCTAAAACGGAGTAATAGATTGTCGAAGATGCGTAGTCAAGCCGCTTGTGGAAATCCTCATCCGAAAGGGAAGACGAATCCACCTCCTCCTCCAGGTCGATTGCTTGTAAATCGACCTCAATCGGGCTCAGAGCAGCCCGCGCGACAACATTGTCTTGCAGGTCCAACCCCTGCACAAGACTACGCAGATATTCTTCGACAGTCATAATTACTTCGTATGGAGGATGAACATATCACGAGGACGGGTAGGAACGCACAGCACGGTGAGTTCGGAAACCCAATCCTGATACTTGGTACGAGCGTCGTAACGATATTCGATGATACCGTGTCCGCCGAAAATGGTAGTGCTGATAGCACTGGGATCCGGGCGAAGAGGAACGACGTTCTTCTTGATGCCGACCTTACCGGAAGGACGCACAAGATAGGTGTCCTTATTGAAGGCCCACAGCTTGTTGCGGACGAGTTTCTTGTTTGTGTCATCCCAAACCTCGACTCCACAGCGGGTCTTGTTGAAGATGACCTCGTCAGCGCCGACGATAGCCTTGAATGCAGCCTTGGTAGCATCGTCAGAAGCGGTCGCCGCGATAGCCTTGGCGGTGTTCTGAGCGTCAGCGGTAACACCTGCGGAAACGAGCAGGGCGGGAGAGAGCTGATAGCCGAGAGCGATAGCCCACTTGCTGTGCTTCATATCCTCGAAGAAGGACTCTTCGTTGACCTCGACGGTCACAGAGTCGTAAACCTCCTTGGCGTCGCGAACCATCTTCTTGATGTCGTTGACAGGGTCGGAAGCGGAGCCCTCTTCGGTCTTTGCGTCGTTGGTAAACCAGCGAGCAGTGCTAGTCAGGGTCGTGATGTTGGCCTGAGGGATCTGGGCGCTGAAGGTGATGTTCTGAATACCGCGAGGGTTGTTGGTGTTGGTCAAAGTGACAGCACCATTGGACTTCATCTGGCCGACCTGATAGGAGATAGAGCCGATGTGGGCGTCCTGAATCTCGGACAGACCGCCGAAGAGCAGTTTGGCGAGGTAGTTCTGGATGCTGTCAGCGGGAGACTGGTTCATGAAGGTGGCGGCTACCTG